GACATGGTCACCTTCATTCGTAACGAGCTGGCCAAGGCCCTGTTGGAGGGTATGGAATCCGCTATGATCAACGGCGATGATAGCACTATCCACTTTGACAATACGGTCGATACCGTCTACCAGACGTACTCGGTCGAGCGTTCATTCAAGGGCCTGCGCAAGTTGGGCATCTCCAATGCGCTCGACATTGAAGTTTCTTCTTCTACTACCGGCGTCAATGCGCTGGAGTTGGTCAACTTTACCGACGCCAAGCAGGGTCTCGGTGTGGCCGGTTTGAATCCGGCTGATTGCTTGTACATCACCGGTATCAAGGGCCGCACGATTGTGCAGCAGGCTCTGTTCAAGGCGGACGCGCTGGGCGTTCTGACGTTCATGCTGTCCGGCGTTCTGCCGAATATCGATGGTTCCGAGATTTACATTTCTGGTCAGTACGACGAGGCTCTCAGCTCTACCGGTATTCGCGACAGTGGTGCCGATGTGAAGCACACGTCGATGGTATGCGTTCACAAGCCGTCTTTCCGTATCGGCCAGAGACGGGGTGTCACTCTTGAGTATGCGAAGAACATCCTGACGCAGCAGCAGCAGTTCGTGGCCACGGCTCGGTGGGACTTCGGCAAGATCTGTGCCGATGCCATCACTCCCGTGTCCGAGATGATCAACATGCAGCACACTGCCTAGTCTGGCGTGTGACTGACTACAGGATAGATGCAGGCAAACCTCACAACTCCGGCTAATAGTGCCGGTGGATTGGTAGCCTGCGTCACCTTAAATAAGGAGACTTAACTTGGCACGAATGGATAGAGCAGTCCGAGCTGGACTGGTGAAATTTGCCATACTGACCGGTGCTGCGGATTCGGCCACTGTCGGTATTACCTGTGCGGCTGCAGATGGGACAGCCATCACACCTAACGACAAACTCGTCGGTGTGTTGGAGCTGGCTCAGACTACGAACGCATGGACCGATACCACGGCTAACGCGTCCACAGAGATTATCACCGGTGGCAAAGTTACCTGCCCGGCTTCGGCTGATGACAAAGTGGCGGTGTGGTGGATGGCGCGTGATGCCGGTATGCAGGTGGATTCCCCGTTTATCGCTTCTGAGGTTGGTGCTGGCGCATTGGCCAACACTAACATCACGATTACCGGAATCAACCCTTCTGACCTGATCATCAGTGCTGTTGAGATCAACGTCACTACCGGTGCGTGGACTGACCGCACATACACCACCACTATCACGGCGGCTAACACGGTACAGTGCAGCGCGTCTACCAACGGCAATTCGCTGTGGGTGATGTATATGGACCGGACCGGCCCTCGTGCGTTTAGCGCGTTGAATCTGCAGATGCGAGTGGGTACGGTTGAAGCTACGCCTAGCCCGGCTCCGGACGATTCAGACGTCACTATCACCGGCATCAATCTGGAAGACACGATTCTTGCAGCGTTGTGTGTCGATGAGACGGACTATGACGCGTTGGATGAGATTACCAGCATTCTTACTGTGACGGCGGATGACACGGCACGCATGAACGTGACGTCACCGTCCACCACAGCGGGTGCGAAGGTTCTGGTGTTTTACCAGAAAGCGAACGATCTGGACGCGTAAGCGTTCATAGTTGTAGTACACGAACGTGGGCTGCTACGCGTGGCCCACGTTTACTAAGGATACAGGTATGGCCAACTTAATCACACTTGATGAATATCGCGATTACGACGATCTCCCCAGCCCGGCAGATAACGAAGACCAAATCAACGCTGCCATTGCACAGGCATCGGCGTACATCGAGAACGTTACTGGTCGTACCTTTGCGGTTGCTGACCCGTCCCCCTCGCCGACGGACACAGACGTTGTAGAGGTTGTCAACGGCACCGGCTGTGCGCGTTTGTACACTCGCAACGCACCCATCACATCGGTAACCAAGCTGGAATATTGGGACGGTGACAGTTGGGAAGAGTACGACTTGGTATCGTACCCCTACACACTCAAAACGGGCAGTCACGTGGTGTATTTCACACAGGGGCATCGCTTTTGTAAGGGATATCAAAATATACGTGTGACGTACTCATACGGATACACCACTGCGCTACCGGCGGATTTGAAATATGCCTGCTACTTGGTGGCCCACTCATTCGTGCTGGAGTCGGAAAGAACTGGCATTGCAAGCCAATCAGATGGGGAGCAGAGTTTCTCGTACGATCATAGTGTGCCAAAACAGGCCATCGCCACCTTAGCCCGATACAAGACGGTATACTAATGGCTGGAGACTGCACCATCACAATGCGCGCTAACCCGCCTAAATGGCACAGTGAACGACTGGCAGCCATTAGGGGATACTTGGGGCTACTGCCACAGGTGTTAGCCGATATAGGCGTGTTGCTTACCTCGGAGGTAAAACGCAACTTATCAGGCCGCATTTTACATAGACGATCCGGCAAACTGTGTGATTCGTGGGACTGGGCAATTCGCGCTCAGGCACAAGGATGGCGAATGGCTATCGGCAGTGATGTGGTATACGCACGCATTCACGAGTTCGGCGGCTGGACCGGACGTGGGGGTAACACCCCAATCAAAGCCAGCCAGTATGTAACCAAGGCCGTAGATCGGCATAGAAAAACAATCGAACGCCTGCTACAGGAGTTCGTACACCGCATGGTAATGAGATAACATGGCCAACAAGAAAACGGCAATACTGGACGCTTTGGTTACCCAGTTAGAGAATGTGCCGGAAACGGCCACAGTCACTCGCATATTACTAACACCGGCCAACGCACGTAAGCACTCGCCTTATATTGGGGTCATATCTGGCACTGAGGTGGTGGTAGTTGAGGACAATACTAACGTACGCTATGAGCTGGATGTGGATTTGATCCTACTGAAACGTGGTCGTGACATCGAGACGTTCTTAGATGGAGTAAAGAACGCGTTATACTCCAGCACTCTGGCTGCAACCATAGGTGCGTTACAGGTGGTAGTAGTGGGGCAGGAAGAGGTAGCATTGATAGACGCCGACGCTTACAGCTCAACACACATCGTGTTAACCGTCACATACGTGGCCACAAAAGGAGCGTTCTAATGGGTGCCGCAACCGGAGCACATGCCGCCATGGTTACGCTACTTGGCACTTACGCACCCTCCCCCCTGTGGGCCAATGTGTACAGCACACACCGTAAAGCCAATTTGGTGGTGCCGTCCGTTAGCGTAGAGGTTGAAACTGATACACCACTTGCCGACCAGATGGCGTTAGTTAGTCAGGAGCTGGTGGATAACCGTAATATACGCCTATCGGTACGTGTTCACACTAGCTATAGGTTGGGACCTGTAGATCACGCTTTAATAGTCAGCATGACTGATGATGTGATACGCTGGGTACGTGAACACATCAATCTAGGTGGTGGCTATCGTGTGTTTGATGTGGCCGGTGCTTCATACGTAGTGGAGCACACCACAAGTGGAACCGTAGGAGCAGAAATATTAATCGATATACATAAGGTGGAGTACTATGAGCAAGCGTAACAGCGGTTTGGTTTGTGTGATTAAAACAGACAAACTGAATCAGCAGAAACTAAGTCACATGGCACGCAGATATGGGGTACCCCCGATTAGCGTACGTGAACTACAGCTCGGTTACCCGGAAGAGCTGCCGGTGTCGATGGTCGTGGACCTCGAAAGAGACGGGTACGTAACACGCACCAAGAACAAACTGCGCACTATGCAGGAGAAAGTACAAACGGCGGCAGGTGTGATTATCACCACTGCCGATACAGATGATCTGTCCGATTCCACGGACACAGATGTGGTGACCGGTGACACCACCGATGAGGAGACTGTATAAGTATGGCCCAGTATGAAACAAGACAAACTAGGTACGGCTATGCAGAGCAGGCGGACTTCGACACTGCTATTGCAGACGCTGCTGCTTTTAACGAGGTGACCTGTGATCCGTTCAACATCGATCCCGATGTGATGATTCACAGTTTGCCGCAGGACCACGGAACGCGACTGCCCGTAACCCAAACTACCGCACATTCAGTACAGGGTAGCTCTGCCAAGTTTACCGTGTCCGGTCCGGTAGACCTTGGTGACATTGACCAGTTCGCGTATGCGCATTTCCAGAAGGTGGTAGAGGGAGCGGACACTGAGTTTACGAAGACGTTCACCTACTTTACCACACATCCCAGCTTTGTCGGTAACGAAGGCCACTTTCTGACGTGGATCGCACGCATGCCCGCAGCCAGTACATCACAGAAGGTGATCGGTTGTATTGCTCCGCGTCTCAAACTGGCTGCTGAACGTGACGGCATGTTGACGTACGAAACCGACTGGGTGGCGTTAGGGACCACTTCGGATGTGTCCAACCCCAGCGGTACGTGGACCCCCCGCACCGGTGCCAATCTGGTATACTTTAACGACATCGTTACTGCGACACTGACACACGGTGCAGCGTTGGCGTCACCTACTGCACTGACTATGCAGTCATTCGAAATCGAAGGTGTATACGAGGTGGAAAAAGTGGGCCATAGTGCCACTTTTGGGTTTGAACAGCATGGTATCAAGACGATCAGTGGATCGTTCAAAATCAAGATGCTACGCGACACTACGGCAGATGAGGCTTTGTCCAGCCTTAAAGCTGGGGAGCTGATCAAGTTTGATGTGGACTTCGGCGAGTTGACCATCTCCATCACCGGCAAAATTGAAAGCATGGAGTATGAAAAGGACGGCCTGTTAGTCAACGAAATCGCATGCAAGATGCTGTCCAGCTATACAGCCGGAACGGTAGGTCAGTGTCTCACCATCGTGGTGCAGAACTCAGTTGACCGCGCTTGGCCTGCGGCTTAAGCTGCAAATGACAATGACGCCTGCGTTTACGGACGCAGGCGTTTCCACCGGAAACTGTCTCTACAGGAGAATTACTATGCCCCTGCGCTTAGTTAACAAAAACCGCACACATGCCATTCAGGCGTGTGACACTACCTTCCATATCATCAGCATGTCGGTTCGCGAGAAAGAAAAACTGGTATATGACCTATGCCACCTCAAAACCGACACCAACGAGAGCGCGTGTGACAGTCTGTTTGACGTCATCGCTGCCGCTATTACTTCAGCAGACGGGTATGATATACCCGTTCGTGAACTGCTGGAACAACTCGAAGATCACGAACAGCTGCGATTGATCATCCGTGCCATTATCGATCACTGTAGTTTGACGTCTACCGAATCAAAAAACTCACTCTCCTCGTCGGCAGTGCATACTCCGGAATCGGCGGGGAATGTGGAGAAGCGTGTCGCACCGGACGACGATCTTGCTTCGCGCACCCCGATGCCGATGGCCGAGTAACAGTTAAGGGACAAAACCTACGAACGTTACGGGTCACACGCGATAACTGGGAACATATAGTAACTGCTGTGCGCGAGCATACCGGAGAGGAAGTGCCGGTGTGGAGCGCATTAGTTAACTATTACCATGTGTGTGTACCGTCACTGGTGACCGAGTTGTCCTACCGTTTATGGTACCTGTACCAACGCATAGGTGGTACTAAAAACGAAACGTACACCAGCTACTATGACTTACCGGCATTTTGGGTCGATGCGTGTGATGTGATCGAACGTGAAACTGCACGTATCGACAAAATACGAGCTGACAAAGCTCAACGTGAACAACGCGAGATACTGCGTAAATTAGGTAACCGCAATGGGCGATAATAAAGAGAAATTCGAACTGGTATTTGACGCGCAAGAGCGTGCTTCTGCCAAGTTACGGGTGTTGCAAAACGAACTGGCCAAACTTGGCGGTCCGGAGATGGTAAAAACGCAACGCTCCATTAATACCACACAGCGTAGCATCGACATGCTGTCTGGTTCTGCCAAGACGGCATCGCCCCTGTGGACCAAGTTCACTCAGGGTATCGCCATCGGCAACATTGCCACCAACGCTGCCACAGCCGCATTTAACGGACTGCGCAGTACGTTGTCGTATATAGCGTCTGCCACCATTGCCGAAGAAAAGCAGTGGAAGGTACTCGGTGGAGCCATATCTGCCACTGGCGGCAGCGTCACTGACGCAATACCCAAGTTTCAGGCTATGACCGATGTGTTGGAGTACCAAACTGGGGTGGCCGATACGGAAATATCCGGTGCATTCGCACAAATGACTCGTGCGCTGGTTCCGGCCACACGGCAGTACGACATCATGAAGATCGCCATTGATACGGCCACTTTTTCCGGGCGTGATTTGAGCGATGTGGTTACCATCCTCATCAAAGCGTACGCCGGTAACGAAACGGCACTTAACAAACTCGGTACCGAGTTTGGTATCGCACGCGATAAGGGTGCCACTTTCGATGAGATGCTGACTAAGTTGCACGAAAAAACTATCGGTGCAGCTACTGCCGCCATGGATGGGTACGCCGGAGTACAGCGACAGTCAGAAATTGAGTGGGAGCGTACGTGTGAAACCATAGGTAGTGTGGCTCTACCGGCGTGGACTGCATTTTTAAGTGTCATTAATGATACGGCACAGGGGTTGTCTGGTGTTAGTGACGCCATGAACAGTCTACCGTTCACCGCACAGATTGATGCTGCCGAAGCGGAAATGAATAGACTGATGCGGCAGAATGCAACATGGAGTGCGAGAGGTGGGGTTGGTGTGAACCTCACGTGGTTGTTTGGTGGTACTGAAAAGGATATAAGAGAGCAAGCTGCCCGAATAGCCAAGATTAAGGATAACATGTGGGTTGCATCTATGATTAACATGGACGCCCCTGCATCAAAACCGCAGGCAGTGACACCGGCAGCAGTGGATGAGGAAAACCCGGCTGTCACCACCATCAAAGAAACCACAGCCGCAGCACAGGAGGCACTGACACAGTTATCTACAGTTGGTATACCGCAGGCGATTGAGGATACCGAGGAGTTCACCGAGGAATCGGTAACGTTGGCTTCTCGTGGTATGGTAGAGACTATGAGTGCGGCTGAAGTGACGGCTCGTAGAATGGGACAGCACATGATGGGCATGACTGCCAATGCGGTAAACAGCATGGTGGACAACATGGTGTCTGGTCGCATGAGCTTTGCTGAGACGTTCAAGGGCATAGCACAGGATTTCGCGTCGTTCTTTATTAAGCAGGCTCTCGCCATGGTAGCGAACTTGTTCATACCGGGGCTGGGTTCATTGCTAGGCGGCATATTTGACACACCCACTAATGATCGCATGGCAGCTAGACAAGGTGGCGATTTCATGCGCTGGTTCACACGTGGAGCCATAGCAGAAGCACAAGGTGGCTCCGTTTTGGCTGCCGGTATCACACAGTCCGGTAAAACTATCGCCCCTGTTGGGGGTTATGGTGGGGGTGGCAGCGGCATGGTGGTTATGAACGTTACGATATCGGGCAATGTGCTGAGTGACCAGTATGTCGAGCGTAGGGTTGCGCCTACATTGCAGCGGTTAGCCACTAACGGCAGGTCTATGCTTAGTCTCCGTGGAGAGCACATGACTGGGGGACGCGATGTCACTATTGGCTGATTTCTACACCTACGAAGTGATGAGTAATGCCACGGTTGAAGCTGTGTCCACCGAAGTAGCTGGACACCCGGCGGAACACGCTATTTCACCGCTGGAACCTAACTTTGCGTGGCAGGCTAACCAAGCTAGCACACAGCACACACTAACCGTAGACTTGGGGGCTACGTATGCGTGTGGTGGTTTTACCTATATGCATCATGAGGTGGAATCAGATGCTGACCCAGTATCACTAAAGGGAATCGATATAACTGTAGCCAGCTCTGATGATGGTAGTACGTGGACTGCCGTGACTACAGCCTACAACAGTGACGGTACCAATGTGCCAGACGATCGTATGGACGGCACCAAGGTCATCAAACTGCGACACTTTGTAGATGGAGCCGGTGCTTTGCTGCCACGAACTGCTCGGTACTGGAAGTTCACAGTAAAGGGAATGCAAGGCCCCAGTTACTACCCCACTACAGACTGCAGAATTAACATGCTGTGGTTGTGTGTAGTACGGCAACTGGATCGGGGGTCGGTGGTTCCTACCGATGACGCCATAGCTTACCCCACCGGAGATTTGGAGTTAGCATACGGTAAGGTGTACAGAACCGGATATAGTGTGAATCCATACACTGCCTTTTCACGCACATGGATGTTAACCGATGAGGAGTATGCTGTGTTATGTGGTGTGATGCAAGCGTGCAATGGATCGGATTTGCCGTTCGTACTATCTACCGACGGTGAACGGCGGTTGTGTAAGTTTGCGGAGGACGAGGTAGACGAAGAGCTTCTTGATGTGGGGCTGCGCCAAGTAACCTGTAAGTTTGTAACACTGCCCATCGTGGGGAAAGATGAGTATCACTGATGGCTATTGGTAACATCACACAGTCGATTTTAGGTTCGCGACAAATTGAATCAGACGCCACTGATTCATACGCCATAGTGCACCACTCCAGTGACCTGTATGTGCTGTCGTGGTATGACCTAACTAATGGCGCTGGGTATGTTGGTACCATCCGTATTTCTGATGACGGACTGACCTTCTCCACTGTTATCGATGTGTGGACATACTTCGCCGGTACGTGGGTTGGAGAGGCTCTCGTTAAAGTGGGTGAGAACCGATTCATGTTAATGGCACACACCTCTAACGGAGCCGAAGCGTCTACATTCTACATAGACAACAGCGGCATTATTACCAAATCCAAAACCAGCACACTGGTGTTGGCGGCTGGGGCTGGCACATACCCGTATTGGCCACGTGTGATTAACATAGCCGGTACTGAATACTACGCGTTTTCGTACCGGTGCAACTCACCAAATAACGACTTCAGGGTACACAGCGTACATGTCAATCCACTGACTGGTGTTATCACTGACATAGGCTATACCTCTGCTGGAGCCAGCACGTTGGGCACTATGTCGGCACTCACTGAGCTTCCCAATGGCATGATTGTATCCGTTAACTTTGGGGCATCGCAAGAAGGACATATCCGTACGCTACAGATCAACAAGACCACCGGTGTACTGGGTGCGTTTTTGGCGGACACCACCGGTATGGCCGGGTCGAATCTGTTCTACAACCCCAGCATAGTTCCCGTGTATGAAAATAGCGATATGGTGGTGTTTTCATATCGTGGTTCAGGTGAGGATGGCTATTTACAAACAGCGCGTGTGAATACCACCACTGGCGCTATCACACTGTTACACAACTTCGAATTCGACACGGTGATTGGCTATAATCCGGAGATACAGAAAATCAGTCACCACGGCGATATCATAGTGGGGTACAATGGTAACAGCATAGCACACCCTAACGTAGAGGGCATACTTCGCACATTCACCATTAACCCGCAAGGAACGATAGCCTACAACACTGCATCGTATTCCATGTACAACATGGGCGCGGACGAGTGGGCGCGTGTGGGGTATGGTAATGGACGATGGATACCGATCGGGGAATTAAACTCCGGCATCTTCGCCATATTTCGGGCGTACACCACCGGTGATCGTGGTATCATCAGTACAATAGAGATACCAAACGCCGACATACGCCCAACCGGGTCACAATCAACACGCATGTTTGCTCCGGTGGACGCAGTACCGGCGTTAACCAGTGGGCGCAACGCCAGCGGATACGCAACTGGACACGAACCTAAGTATACGCTAGATAACGACCCCGACACGTACTGGAAACCGAATGTGTACACCACCAGCTCTATCTACTATGACTTGGGTGGCGCAGTTTCTGTGGACGCGTTGGTGATGTGGCTACACAACTATAACGAAAACTACCACAACAGCAAATCGTGGTGTGTATACTACAGTAGCGATGATGCCACATACTACCCGATTACCACCAAGGCATTTTCTACGTACCGAACTGAGTATACTCCGCTGGTGGTGGACGAGTTTTTCACCCCCATAGCCGCACGTTACTGGAAAGTGGAGTTTCTGTACTTCGGCTCTAGCCCGATCACACACTACCCGGAAATTAGCTGTGTGTGGTTTATGAACGACTACTCACTACCATATAAACACCAGCTTCCGGAAAATAACTCCTATCTGTACCATAACAATGGCACAACCACCAGATCGAAACACCGATTTTCTTCCAATGCCGGTGTGGGCAAACAGCGTGTGTTACAACGCCGTTTCACTTTTACCGACGCCGATAGCTATGCGGTGTTGTACAACGCCCACAAAGCCGCACACGGCGGTAACTTGCCCATAGTTATGCAAACGGAACTTGAATCCAACGCCTACTACGCCGTACAATTCGACAGCCCGTTACAAATCGGTAAGCAGGAGTACGGATCGTGGTCACCACAGGTGACGTTACGGGAGCTGGGGCATGAGCGCATACCCATGACCAGCAGGCTGTTGACGGCTACTCCCACCACTGTGGGACTGTGGCATTTTAGACAAAACGGCGATGATGACAGCGTCAAGGGGAATGACCTATCCGCGTCTGGTGTGGTGGTGGGTGACTACGTATATGGCATCACAGAGCAAGGGTATACAGCCGGTTCATTTATAGCACCAAAGTACCTGTACCGCGCGGTTGCCGGTGCCACTGATTTTGACTTCGGAACTAGCAGCTTTACCATAGAAACGTGGATGCGATATGATAGTGTGGCCACCTCCACACTAGCGTATAAAATACAAGGAAGTCCCATTGTATCGGGGTGGCGTATTTCCTACTACGCTAGTGGTGGTGTGATGTATCGTCGCGTGGAGTTGGGAGACGGCGTACATGAGGCAGTAGTTACCTCACCAGCCATAAGCGGTCTGTACGAATGGCACTATTTTGCAACGGTGGTGGACCGTGTGGCCGACACCATCACCATGTATAGAGACGGCGTGTTGTTGGATGGGCCAGACGATATATCCGCCATTACTGGTAATATATCCGCCAACACAGGTGAGCTTATTGTCAAGGCAGACGTTGCCGGTACGGCGTTAGACGAACTGTGTATATCGAGAGAAGCGATGACGGCGGCAATGATAGCCACCCGTTACGCCGGAGTGGCTAACTACGGAACATGGGGTATGTAGATGTTAACACGATCATCCTTATTTGAGACGTACGCCGGTACATCCGGACACCAGCGCGACGCAATACTGGCAATCACACAGTCTACCACCACCTATTATTTCTCCACCAGACCGATACCACGTGGTATTGACAGTGCTCCGGTGTACCCGATGTTAATCGAACACGGTGCATTAGTAGAAGGCGTGGACATATTCACCAAGCAGTGGCAGGTATCCGACGTTAGCTTTGTACTGTCCGATGAAGCATACTATCCTGTGGACGGTGGACGTCCGGTGCGTGCTTCATCGCTGTTATCTGACTTGAATGGTGAAACGTGCGCTTTGTACCAATGGGTAGATGGCATTACCGATATCGATGACTGCCTGCTAGTGTTTGATGGGTACATTCTACAGTCTCTGGAGGTGGACAAGTATACAGCCAGATTCACTGCCAGCGATAAAAGCAAGCTGTGGGATAAGACAATTCCGTCACGTGTGATTGGTGACGAGTGGGCGGATGCCCCTGCAGACAACTTGACCACACCGATACCACTAGTGTACGGCGATTTCTCAGTGGCAGATATATATAACGACGCAGTGACTACCGCTACCGGGCTAGCGATGGCTATATCGTACCAAGACAAACTTGGGTGTAAGTATGTGGTGGCTGACCACGTAGTGTACGCAATTGGCAATGTGTACCGCGATACTGGCGGTCCCACTGTGCTACCAGCTATAGGAACATCGATGCATGACGAGGATGATGGTGGTATTGCCTATGTTAAAGCCAGCCAAATGGTGGGGTGTGATTTTATGGTAACCGCCACTCTGCCGGGAGTGTATAATGATGAGAGTTACCATGAAAGCGACGTTAACTGTGGGTACTTGGGGGATGGCGACTTGGCTACCACCTGCCCGTTTTACGATCGGTTTTCCGATGACGGCGACAACGCTGTAGGATTGGCGTTATTCGGTATTCAGTACGAATCCGTGTTTAG